CTCGCTGCCGCCGAGGCCGGCAGGCGCGACGCCGCGCTGATCGTCGAGCTGCGCGCCACCGCCGCCCGCCTCGCCGCTGAGCGCGACAAGCTCACCGCCGAACTCATCGCCCAGGCGGAGCGCAACCGGATCGCCAACGAGGCCGCGCTCTCCAAGGCCCGCGACGAGGCGCGCAACGGCGTACTCCGCGGTCAGGTCGCCTGGCTCAATCGTATCGGCTTCGTCTGCATGGCCGTTGCCATCGGTTCGCTCGGCATCGGGCTTGCCATTGGTGGCGTCGCCGCAATCCGCCGCGTCGGCCCGCTGGCGGTCGTTGCCGGCGTCGGCGCGCTGCTCTGCTTCGGCACCGCGCAGATCGTCGGCGCGCCATGGTTCCTGTGGGCGGTCGGCGCTGTGCTGCTCGTGCTCGTCACATGGTTCGCTGTGTGGGCGTGGAAGCACCAGAAGCGCGGCGACCTCGCCGCCGAACTCGCGACACGCACCGGCAAGGTTGCCGCCGTCGCCAAGACCGCTGTGCCAGTGCTGGATGCTGCTTACGAGCAGGCCGATGAGGCCACCCGCCGCTGGCTGGACGCACATGTTTTCGACCGCCTCTCGTATGCAATGAGCCGCGACGAGAAGGCGACCGTCCACGAGATCCGCAAGGAGGCTACGCCATGAACCGCCCCGCCGTCACCCGCTTCGCCGCCTGCGTCCGCGAGGATCTTCGCCGGCTCGCGTATCATATCCGCGGGCTCATCCGCTCCGTTTTCCAACGCTGACACCACATCATGCGCGACATCATCAACGCCACCGCCGCCAAGGGCATCATCGGCACCATCGGGTCGCTCACGCTGGCCCAGTGGTCGCACGTGGCGAGCATCTGTGTCGCGTGCGTCACGATCGGTTACATGCTATACAAGTGGATCCGCGACGCCCGCGAGCGCACCTGCGACGCGCGCAACTGCCCGCTGCGCCACCGCCCGGAATGAAGCCATGAACCCCGGCGAACTCGACACCCTCGTGACGGTCCAGCGCGCAACCGAGACGCGCGCGGCGAACGGCAGCGTCATCAAGAAGTGGGCGGATCTCGCGCAGGTCTGGGCCTCGTTCGAGCCTATCAGCGGGCGTGAGGCCGTGATGGCGCAGCAACTTCAGGCGGTCGTTTCGCTCAAGGTCACAATCCGCCACGGCTCCGGCGTCACCGTCAAGGACCGCATCGTCAACGGCTCCATCACCTACGAAGTGACGCGCGTTGCCGACTCGGGCACGCGCCACAGCTGGCAAGAGCTCTGGCTCACGGAGGCCAAGCTGTGACACTCGACGAGGCAATCTTCACCGCGCTTTCGGCGCACGCTGGCGTGACGGCGATTGCTGGCGATCGGTCGTATCCAGTGCAGGCGCCGCAGTCTGCCGCGCTTCCGTTCGTCGTCTGGCAGCGCGTGAGCACGTCGCCGATCAACTCGCACGATGGGCCGGCTGCGCTCGATCAGACATCGGTGCAGTTCGCCTGTTTCGCTGCGACATTCACGGCCGCGCACGACCTGCGCAACGCTATCCGCGCCGCGCTCGAAGACGTCGCGCTTGGCAACTCTGCCCGCGGCATCGTCACAAACATCCGCGACACCGTCGAGAACGAGCCGGTGCCGCCGCTGTTCCGCTCCGACGTCGACATCGATTTCATCGCCGCCCCGTAAGCGGCTCAACTCAAACAGAACCGCAGCAAGAGAAAGAATACACTATGGCCAAGATGGCAGCCAAAGGGGCGATTTTCGCCTACGAATCCAGCACCAGCCCGAGCGTCTTTTCGACGATTCCGGGCGTCGGCGACTTCGATCTTCCGCTCGTCGGTGAGCGGGACGAAATCGATGTCACCTCGCACGACTCATCCGGCGACTATGAAGAGACAGTCCTCGGCGTCATCCGCACGCCGTCCATCACCGTGCCGATCAACGGCTGGGATGGAACCAACACCCATCACGCCGCGATGGTGACGCGCGCGCAGGCGAACACGCTCACCAACTTCAAGGTGACGACCAAGGACACGAAGGCGTACACGTTCGCCGGCTACATCAAGGGAGTGACAATCGGCAATCCGGTGAACGGCGCCCTCAGCGCAACCCTCACCGTCAAGCCGACCGGCGCAATCACTCCCGCCGCCTAAGCCATGAGTGGCGAACTCACCATCCGAGCGACCGTAGGAACGACAGTCGTCGAACTCCGCGGCGGGATGCGCGCGCTGTATCGCGCTCTCTCGCTCGGCAAACGCAGTCGCAACACGGCCGCGTTCGATCGCGTGTGGGCGATGCTCGACTACGAGTCGGCCGAGAAGTTTCCGACGCCGGAACATCTCGCTGATGCGTTCACGAACGTCGAGCAACTCGCCGACGCCGTGAAGGCGGCTGCCGAAGCCGAGGCCGCGGCGAACTCAAAAAACGTCGGCAGCTCGACGCCGAAGCCTTCGCCCGCGTCGAGCTAGGAATCAGCCGCGACGAATTCCTCGACATGACACCCGACGAGTTCAGTGCCCACCATCGCGCATGGTATCGCAAGCAGCGCCGCGAGCAGTCGCGGACTGCCGTGCTCGCCATGATCCTGGCGAACGCGAACCGCGGGAAGAACACGGCGCCGTTCTCGGTTGACGACTTCATGGCAGGATTCGCAGCGGACGAGATGGAGGGCGGCGGATGATCCGGCTGACCATCGACGGTATCGATGATCTCGAGAAGGCGTTGCGCGCCGTCGGCAAGAAGGCTGCGCGCGAGGCAGCGCTTGTCGCCGTGCAGCACGCGGCGCAGCCCGTCGTTGAAGCCGCGCGAAATCTGGCGACAGAGGACACTGGCGCGCTCCGCGAGTCGATCGGGTGGCGCGTGAAACCGTACCGGCGCGGCGACAAGGCCATTGCGGTGATCGGCCCGCAGTCGAAGTTCCGCGGGCCCGACGGCCGCCAGCCCGCGAAGTACGCGCACCTCGTCGAGTTTGGTCACGCGAAGAAGGGCGGAGGGACCGTTGCGGCAAAGCCGTTCATGCGGCCGGCCATCGCGCAGGCGTCAGGCGAGGCGATGCGCACGCTCGGCGAAACGTTCGGCGTCGCTCTCAAGATCAAGGCCGAGCAACTCGCGGAAGTCCGCAAATCAAAGTCGAAGAAGCGCAGCAAATAACCACCAAGTATGGGCGCAAACATGACAGTCGGCAGCCTGAACGTGAAGCTCGACATGGAGCTGAACAGCCTTCAGGCGCAGATCAATAAGGCCAACGCGAAGATCGCGCGGATGGGCAAGAGCTGGCATTCGGAGATCGGCAAGGCGGCGAAGAAGATCAACGACGACATGGGCAAGGTCGGGATGAAACTCGGCCTCGGCTTCCTCGGCGCCGAAAACGCGCTCTCACTCGTCAATCGCGAGATTCGCCACGTCATCGAGAACATCGACGAGATCCCCGGAATCGACCCGAGCACGGTCTCGAGCATCCAGCAGGCGAAGGCGCTGTTTTCCGATGCTCGCGGAGAGATCGACAAATGGATTGCGAGCGGAATCAGTTTGTTCGCCGAGGTCGGGCAGGGGCTTGGCTATCTGGCCGGAGCCGCCGTCTACGGGTGGGATGCCGCAAGTGATGCCTACGCCGAAACCGAGCAGGCGGCTCAGAACTCGGCCGAGGCAGCGAAGGAGGCAGCCAAGCGCCAGAAGGAGCTTGAGGAGGCCGCGAAGGCAGCGGAGAAAGCCGCGCGCAAGACGGCCGAAGCCTACGCGAAGATGCTGGATGCATACCAGCAGGAGGACCTTGTCGGCGAGTCGCTCGGCGTGAAGATCGACAGGCTGAAGGAGGAATCCGCCAAGCTGCAGAAAGCCGCAGTCGAGGCCGGCCGCACGGACTCCGCCGAGGCGTTCCGACTCGAGGCCGAGGCCACGAAGAAGCGGATCGAACTCAAACAGGCTGAACGAGAGCTGAACGAGCGCATGCTCGAAATCGGCGAACGCCAGACGCAAGCCGAGTTCGACAAGCTCACGCCATCCGAGCAACTCAACGCACTGATCGAGGAACGCGCGCGCGTAGTTGCCGAGATTGCGCAGTACGACGGCCGTACGGCTGCCGGGCTCGAGAAGGCGGTCAACCTTGAGGAGCGGCGCCTCGACCTGAACGAGAAGATCGCAGACGTGAAAGTCGAGGTGATGGACAAGGAGCTCGACGAGTTCTTCGGGTCCATCGACAAGAAGTCCGCAGAGGCAAACGAGAAGATCGCGGGCAGCGCAAAGAGTGCGCAGGACGCCGCCCGCCAGCTCGGCATGACGTTCTCCTCGGCATTCGAAGACGCCATCGTCGACGGCAAGAAACTCTCCGACGTGCTCGGCGGTCTCGCCGACGATCTCCTTCGCCTCGCGCTGCGAAAGAACATCACGGAGCCGCTGTTCGCTTCGCTCTTCAGCTCTGGGTCTTCCGGCGGCAGTGGCAGCGGAATCATCGGCGCCATCGGTGGACTCTTCGGCGGATTCTTCGCAGGCGGCGGACGGCCTTCGCAGGGCAAGGTGTCGTTCGTCGGCGAGGAGGGAGTCGAGGCGTTCGTGCCTGACTCCGCCGGAACCATCGTCAGCAACGACCGACTACGTGAAGCCATCGGCGGAGGCGGCGGAGGCTTCTCGGTCTCCATCGTTCAGAAGTTCGAGGCCGGCGTTTCGCAGGCCCAGCTTGCCGAGGGACTTCGCCAAACCTACGAAGCCGCGAAGTCTGGCGTCATGGACGCGATCCAACGGCGCCGCGGCGGCTTCGGCGCACTCTCGGCTGCGTAACCATCACCACCATGGCAACCATCACGAAACCAACGGCGCCAGGCTGGCAGAGCGTGAAGGCGCACTATCAGCGCGCGAAGGCCCGCAACGTCTCGCCATTCACGTTTCAGGCGCAGACCTACATTCACCAGGGCGAGCGGTGGGTGTTCGAGCTCACGCTCCCGCCACTGCGCACGACCGCCACCGCGCTCTCGTGGATGGCGTTCCTGCGCGATCTCGCGAAGGGCGATAACACATTCTCGCTCGCGGTCGCTAACTACGTTCCGAGCGACGTCACCTCGCCGATGACCGTCCGTCTTGCCGATGCTGGCAACGCCGTCTCATGGGACATCGACACGGCGAAGTTCTTCGGCTTCTCCTTCACGGTTGAGCAGGTGATTTCCTGACCATGGCGCGCGACCTCGGCACAACCAACACGGCGCAGGTACAGTCGGAGACGGTTCGCCCGATCCTTTTCGCCTACCTCGATTTCGTCGGCGGAGCGATCCGCGCGCACACGGGAATCGGGAACATCACATGGGGCGGCAACACATGGTCCGGCGTCGGTAGCTTCGCCGACATCTCAGACATTGAGGAGGGTGTCGACGTCGCGGCCCGCGGTCTCACGCTCTCGCTTTGCGGTATCCCTTCAAGCCTGCTCCCCGAGGCGCTCGCGGCGAATTGCCGGGGGCGCACGGCGCAACTCTTCCTCGGCTTTACCGATGAGGCTGGAACCCTCGCCGCCGATCCGTTTCAGGTCTTCGGCGGACGGATGGACCTCCTATCGATGGACGACGGCGGAGACACCTGCTCGATCTCCGTGCAGTGCGAGAACCGCCTCGTGGATTTCCGCCGCTCTCGCGTCTCGCGGTACACACACGAGGAACAAATCGCGCTTCACCCGGGCGACCTCGGCCTGGAGTTCATCGCCCGCATCGCCGATAAGACGATCAATTGGGGGCCGACGAACTCCAACACCGCCGCGCAATCGGCGTCGAGTGCGGCGTCGCAGCGTACCGCAATCATGGTGAGGTGGCACCTATGAGCACGCCGAAACGAACCGAAGGATGGGAGCGGCGGCTTGCCGACTTCATCGAATCCAGGCGCGCCACTCCGTTTGCATGGGGCTCGCACGATTGCTGCGCGTTCACGGCCGGCGCGTTCGCAGCGATCACCGGGCGCGACCCGATGGCGTACCATCGCCACTACAGAACGGAGCTCGGCGCCGCTCGCGTCATCCGTGAGGCCGGCGGGATCGAAAGCATCCCCGAGGCACACGGAGCGAAGAAGCAGCCCGTAGCGATGGCGCGACGCGGCGACGTCGTGTCCGTCGAGATCAACGGCCGGATTTCGCTCGGCGTGTGCGATGGCGCGAACTCGTTTTTCGCCGCTCCCGTCGGACTCGCGCCCGTCGAAACCATCAAATGCCGATCGGCGTGGAGGGTTGAGTAATGCCGCAAGTCATTCCGGTCGTCGTCAAAATCCTAGCTACGAAGCTGATCGCCGGGATTACCGTCGGCGCAATCGTCAAGGTTGCTGCCGCGTATGCGATAAATCGCATCCTGAACAAGAGCAAGGGCAAGGGCCTCGGCTCCGGCTCGGGCAGCCAGCTCACGATGTCGCGCGACCCGTCGCCCGCTCGGCGTATCGTTTACGGCGAGACGCGCGCGTCGGGCCCTATCGCGTTCATCCACGTCTCCGGCAACAAGAACTCGACGCTCGGGATTGCGCTCATGCTCGCCGCCCACGAGTGCGACCAGATCGGCGCGTACCTCGTGGAGGACGTGCAGGTCACGCCCGATGAAACCGGCGCAGTCACGACCGGCAAGTACGCGGGCAAGTTGTGGATCAACGCGCACCTCGGCGACCAGACGACCGGCGACGCCGGGCTGATTGCGATGTCTGGCGGCGCATGGACGACGGCGCACGCGCTCAAGGGCATCACCTACATTGCGTGCCGGCTGACATACGATACTGAAGTCTATGCCGGCGGTCTCCCGAACTTCTCCGTCATCATGCGCGGCAAGAGGGTGTTCGATCCGCGCACGTCGATCACGGCGTTCTCGCGCAACCCGGCGTTGATCCTGCTCGACTACCTGACCAACGAGACATTCGGACTCGGCGCGACCGCGGGTGAGATTGACGTCGCGTCATTCATCGCGGCGGCGAATATCTGCGACGAGGGCGTGACGCTTGCGGGCGGCGGAACCGAGCCTCGGTATCGCTGCGACGGCACGTTTACGACCGACGCCGAGCCGGCAGTCGTCATTGAGCAGATATTGGCGACGATGGCCGGCTCTCTCGTCTATGCCGGCGGCAAGTTTCGTTGCCACGCTGGCGCCTACGTCGCGCCGACTATCACTCTCGACGAGGGCGATCTGCGCGGGCCGATTCAGTTTCAGCCGGCGGCCGGAATTCGCGAAGTCTGCAACATCGTCAAGGGCTCGTACACGTCGCCCGTCGACCTCTATCAGCCTCGCGACATCCCGCAGTTTCGCGACTCCGCGCACATCACCGCGGACGGTGAGGAGATCCCGGCCGACCTCGACCTTGCGTGGGTTTCGTCGGCATCGCAGGCGCAGCGGCTCGCGAAGATCCACGAGCGCGCGTCGCGTCTCGGCGGCGTGCTCACGCTGCAATGCAATCTCTCCGCGCTTCGCGTGCAGGCCGGCGACACCATCGCGGTGAACAACACGCGCTTCGGCTGGGATCCGAAGGTGTTCCGCGTGCAGGAGTGCAAGTTTTCCGTCGAAGCCGGCGGCGCACTTGGCGTCGACCTGATTTGCCGCGAGACGGCGGCGTCAATCTGGGAGTGGGCCGCGGCGACGGACGAGCATGCGACAGACCCGGCGGCCGAGGTTGAGAATCCGGATATCGATTACAGCGATATGGTCGGGATCGACCCAATCCCCGGCACCTACGACGACCTCAACGGCACCACCGGCGGCGGCACTCCCGTCGGCTCCATCGCCGTGCAGTCCCGCGGCGGCGAATGGACGCTGGTCGGCTTCCAGGAATACACGCCCACAGACGGCTCGGGGCTCAGCGCGCCCCCGAAATGCTATCTCCGCGAGGAGTGGAGCGGCGGCAACAACTGTGATCCCGCAGAGTTCGCTGGG